CTTTTGAACTTAAGAACGGATACAAACCATAACGGCCTGTATCTGAGGAAACAAACTCTCTAAGATATAGTATATCAACTAAGTCTAACATGCTTTGCATGCTATCCTTGGTTAGTATATTATGTTTTATTGAGCTATATTCCTTGCCTTTTAGAGCAAACCTTTTGGTAAACTCTATTTGGCTGTTCTTTGAATCACCAATCACTGATTTAGACATGTTTATTGAAATTCCATAAACATCCTTTATCAGATACTGGTATTCATCAGCGACTTCTTTATCAAATATAACCAGATCATCACCAAGTATCCTATAATCTTTGAAGAATTTGAGAGAACTAAGTTGGTTCTTTCTCCTTCTACAACGATTATAGGCAAACTGGACGATGTCATGGTGCCATAGTGAAAAGGATGGAAAGGACGATAGTAAGCCTAAAGGCTGACCTACCGACCATCTCACACTTTTCCCTGTGGCTTTGATAAGGAAGTCCCGATCCGTCATTACTTGGAACCAAGCTTCAGCTAAATTGTTACCTCCCATCAATCTCAGTCTGTGTACCTGTGTGGAAGCAGGTATACGGTCTGAAGCTGATGTTAGGTCAAAACAATAAGTACATTTGCCTGTGCTGTCCAGGAGTAGGGATTTGAACCCCTTATCCTGATCAGCAGTGCAGTCAGTACTTATAGCTTTTAAAGTGTTATACAGTGAATTCTGTATAACCTTTAATGAAGTTTGACTCCAATAATCTGCAATGGCGAATACTCTTGTTTTACCTGCAGGTTCGGCTATAAAGCCTAATCTACCTGTAATCCATTTGTTTTCACCAGTAACTGTTTCAGCCATGTTCTCCATCCACCGAGTGATCCAACTTTGCCCTAGGGCACTGTTGAGTCTTTCGATGGCAGAGTACAAGACTGGATCAGCTACAACAGCTTTGGCATCTAGGTGTGCATTACTAACCGCTGGACCGTTTGGTCCAGTCGATAATGTAGTGAACACTTGGAAGTCATCACTGTTTTGCAGGCGTAAAGAACCTAGGTACCACGGGTACTTTTGAGTAAATTCTTCTAACCATAGATTAAAATCTTCCGTCGTCTCGCGGAATTCCGTCCCATAATGGGATGGCTCCTCGATTGAAGTCGGATTGTAATCTATTGGTAGTTGAATTAACTCATAAGATCTCGCGATACTCAGGGCGACTCTTTGGGCATTCCGACTTCCCTTGATTAATGGCCTTAAAGGCCATAAGGGTTTAGGAATTCCTTCTGAATCGACTTTACACCACGGAATAG